AGTACTAATAAAAAACCCCCTCAATGAGGGGGTTTTTCTAACTTGCATAAAACAAAATTAGTATGTGAATGCTGCCGCTGTCCAGCTGTTTGAGCCGTCTGCACGTAGTGCCGCCTGTAGTGTTGCCGCTGTCCACGCACTTGGGGACTCAACACCTACTCGTGTCAGTACTGCTGGTGTTGCTGAACCATCACCTAGTGCACCAATCATTACAACTGTTGCTTTTGTTTCAATCATGTCGATTGCGTATGTAATCTCAGCTGCTGTTGTGCAGTTTACACCACCAAGCGAAAAATGCTCAATGTCATGTCCTACAAATGAACCAGCTGCGATTGCTCCGTTAACTTTTGCTACCATTGGATTATCTCCTTTATTTTCTTATGCATCATTAATATTGATGCTTATGTTTATTTATCTTTTGAAACCATTTTTAAACATAATGGTTAATTAAATTATTTTGACTGATGGCCGCGTCCAACATTATCGCGCCAACTTCGTTTTGTGCCTGTTTTACCAGTAAGATGTTTAGCAAGACGATACGCACCATACGTAGCTGCACCAGTAAGACCTATACCCATAGCAATTTTAGAACGGGAAGACATACCCCCTTTTGTATTTGCTGGTTGTGCTTTTTCCATATCTTTTACAGGTTTTACAGATACATATTTCTTTTCTTTTGCCAATCTCATCATAACTGGCATAAGTTCAGACCGGACTGCTCTTGCTCTTAATGCTTGTATAATTCGTGTTATAACTAATGTCTTTTGCCCATGTTTTAAATTTACCCAATCAGATGCAAGACGACGAACAGACTTATATTGAGAATTGTCAACTTTTAACTGTTTTTCTAATCTATATAAAAATTGCGAATCTATATCCTTTCGTGCTATACCTTTGGCACTTAAACGCAACCATTCCTTTAATTGCGGTACATTTACACGCAAATCTGCTAAAAATAACGTGCTTGCTTCTTTGTCTGCAAACAATTCATTTGTATCATCAGTACCAATCAATCCTGTTAATAATATATACATGTCGGTACCATTTAGACGAAAAATATTAAAATTATTATACATTAATGTCTTTTTAGCATATTGAGATGCTACTGGCGCATATTTAAACTCATTCTTAAGAATATTCAACATACATGCATATAAAAATACCAAGTCAGCGGCATCCTTAGCCGTATAACGACTTATATATTTTTTATTCCTAATTAATCTACTTTCACACAGATCATTTATAAATTCTAATTCCATAATACTATTTATTAATATTCCTTTTGGAAGTTTGCGGCACTAAACCCTAATCTGTCAACAATTTTTATAGCATTACCTACGTGATCAACTGCTACAAATCCTTCCGGGTCGCGAACTTCAAATGTTCCATCGGGCATCTCTTCAAACGTTTCCATCGCTCTAATGCCGTGCAATTTCTTAGCAAATATCTCTTTAATGCTATACAACCTAAACCACAATTCATATATATGCAAAAAACTGTCTTTATTTGCATCAAAAAACTTTAAACCTGCCTCTAATTCTTGACTTTTTCTATTAATTGCATCTTCTTTTTTATAGTTTGCAATTAATTTTTCTATTCCTTCTTCGAATCGATTAATAAAACTTGAAGCAAATTGCTCGGCATTATCAGGAATAGCGCCTTGCCGGACACTTGCATTAATTGTGGCTTCTAATTGCTTACCAAATTCTTTACCAAATGCATCTGTATCTAAAAAATTAAAAAACTTCTTACCGGTTGCTATTAAATCTTTCTTTGCTTCATTTAATGCTTTACGTATTTGAGTTGTTTCTTCTATTGTCAATGTTACTTGTCCACTAACATCTTTTATATTAGCATCACTGAGCCAAACACTATCTACATGATTTAAATCTTCAATACCAGCACCAAATTTAGCATCATTGCTTGCAGGCCAGTCTGGATAACTAGTATGAAACACAATGCCTATTTTAGCATTATCTATCTTTTTGCCTATATCGCTATTCAGTGGAACTGCATACGTTAACGTATTTGGCGTAAAAAATATAGCCTCTTCGTCATCCAATAACGCTTTTTCTTTATTCCCTGAATAAAAAAGTAAATCACCTTGTAATAATCCTTTAAAATTAGGTGGAAAAACTTTAGGTAATTCTGTTAAAACTTCTTTTAATTTAATACGCAAATTACTTTTTTCGTCACCTTGCTTATTAGCATCAATTGCATCTGGCGTATCCATAATGCGAGCACCAGTTTTTGCAAAAATACCTTTGTCTCCCATTATAAACTTGCCAGTTGTAGCATCTCTACCTGCAAAAATAGCAGGGGAGCCATCCCATTTTGTTGTTATATTTATTGGTGACTTTGTATGCCCTTCTAACATGTCCAAAAGAGCTATTCCAATATTTAAGGCTTCTTCGGCACCTTCATACCCACCATGAAAAACTTTATCTTCAAAATGAGTTAAATGAGTGTTTGCACCTTCGTCTATTTCAACATCATCCTGAATTGCTCTACGAACATCAGCAAGTTTATGGAAACCTACTTGTCGCTTACGGGAAATTCGAGGGCCGCGGAATTTACGCTTCTGTTTTATGTTTAGAATCAATTCGTTGATTTGCATCGTTAACTCGCTTCAAGGCATTACTAAATTTTTCTATTTTTCCTGTACGAATTGCATTTAAAAATTTCTTTTGTAATTTACCTGCTGTGTCAGCATCATAATTACCCTCTAATAAATGCATAATATTATTAGCACTGACAATAACATGGCTTGCTCTATTTTCAACAATTAATTCTTTATCCCTTTTAGGGAGGATATCTTCAATTTCATTCAATATGCTTTTAATTTTCATAACAAAATCCGTACAACTTATATTTATCTATTTAAAGTTCTTTTTAACGATCCAATTTGTTCATATTTGCAATCATCTTTCTTAAATTAGATGCTTTAACTTCAGTTGTTTGCCCTTTTTCATTTTCTTTATCATCTGTTACTGAACTTGTTCTAACAACATTACTATATAAAGCTTCTGATGGTTGCTCTTCTTCACCTTCTGGCAAATCACTAATTCTTAAACTATCTATATCAAATTGCAAATCAACCCGTTGGCCAACCCCACTACTACTACGAGTTTTCATAAATTGAATTTGATACCTACCTCGCTCTCGCATCGGTGCACTTGTAAATATACCCATAACATTATCTGCTGTCTGCACTTTACTTAATCCACCTGCAATATGACTATGATCAAATTCTATTTCTTCAACTGCTGTCCTATTTAACTGTGACGCAGTTACTAATAATGTATCTAACTCAACTGCTAAATTACGCAATTCTTCTGCAACATATTTGTCTTTAACAAACAAATCACTAGGACTTACACGCCTATCATTTGGCATCATTAAGTCTAAATAATCAATTAAAATTGCCTGTGGCTGTTTACCCGATTGTATCTCATATTCCTTAAGATATGATTTAATTTGTCCAGCATTGACACCACTTGGCAAATATGCTATTTGCATTGCACCTGCTTGTTTAGAAAGTAATTTAACTTTTAATTCTACATCTTCTAAATTTTTAAATAAACTTCTACTGGACATTCCTGTTGCCATGCTATCTATTCGCATTGCAACTAATTCTTCACTTAATTCAAAAGTAAAATATATTACATTTAAACCTAACGATACCCAATTTAATGCAAGATTTTGTAAAAACAAACTCTTACCTGTACCACTACCACCTGCAAAAATTGATAATTCACCTTTATTAAAACCACCAAACAATTTTTTATCAATTGCTGTCCAACCTGTACTTACTTGCCCGTTATTATCTTTTAATGACTTTAAACGTTTTACAGGATCTTCAAAATAATCTGTACCTAAACTTTTTGTTAAACCCACATCACTTGCTTCTTTGACTCGTTTCTCAACTGAATAATATTCACCCTTTTCAATATCATCAGCACTTGCTAAAATTGCCTGTTCTAATGCTTTAAATTTTGCAAAGTCTTGAAATTCATCCAGAAACCATTCTTTATGACGAATCGTTACTTCACTATCTAGTTCAACTTCTATACCAGTCTTTGCTTTAATTTGATCAATAGTTGGTAAACTATTATACTTTTCCGAGTGTTCATTTATTAACGCAACCGCTGGCCGAAACTTATTATTAAAATATGTTGGTACAACTAAACTTTGTATACGTACATACAAATCTTTATCACTTACTAAAAAACCCAAAAACAGTTTTTGTAGATCTTCTGTAAACTCTTTTGGCATTATGATGTTTTCTCGTTGTTCACCTGGTGAACAAAATGAGGATCAGTTTTTAACATCCTATTTACATAATTTAATAACTTAATAGTCATTATCCGTTTAGTACGCAATTGCGTTGTTATTGACTTTAATACTGTTTGTTCTTTATAATTTAATTTCATTCCACACCCCGGTGATGGACTTGATGCTGGTGTATTTCCAGATACATCATCTTTTTTAGCATCGCCCGTTGTAGTATCAATACTACCTGTTCCTAAATCATCATCAAGCACTCCGCCTGCTTGATCTATTATATCTTGAAACTTATCGTTCTGTTCTTTTATAACATCTATTTGCTTTTGCAAATCATCAACTTTTTTAAATAAATCTCCTATATGTCCCATTATATTTGCCTCTTTAAAACATTTATTTTTATTGAGTTTTCCTCAATTCCATCCATAATACTTCTCAATGTAAACAATCTTCCATATTTTTTAACTGCATCAGCAACATCCTTAACATTTTTTTCCCAATCAGGAAAACTAACTGCCCAACCATATTTAATTGCACTTGTTATTAATTTTTTTCCTGCTTTGTCTCTGTCAGGAACTAATACAACTTTTTTACCAAAACTATTTAAAAACTCTGCTTGTTTTTCTGTTACTTCTGATCCTAACAAACCAACACCATCAATACCTATTGCATCAAATGGTCCTTCAACTAATATAACATATTTTCTTTCTTTTGTATATAGTTGATCTATATTAAACAAATAATCTTGTTGAATTTTAACAAAATACTTTGGTGCTGTATCTTTATTTGGTTTAATATGCCGTGATACCCAACCTACTATTTTATTTTTAAAATAGCAAGGTATAATAATGCGCCTATTGAAATCCATATATGTATCTGGTGACCAATAAAAATCCCAATTCTCATAAATGCCTTTACCGCGAGATTGTAAATATGCTAAAA